TTATTAGAAGCATCTTTAGAAAATAATCTTTGTGTTTGCCAACTAGTTACTAAATAAAAATTTTCACCATGTTCTTCTGCATAAGTTTTTAAATATTCATTATATTCTTTAAAATCATTTAAATAATAACTAGAAATATCAGTATATACAGTTTCTAAAGATTCATAAACTTCTTTAAAAACAATGTAAGGGACATTATAAAACCAGGTTTGTTTAACAAGTTTATCATTTGCTATAGAACTACCTACAATTACTGTAGCTTTTTCTATATCAGTTGTAGTTCTAATTTTATATTTTAAAGATAAATCTTTTAATTTTACTCTAGGGACAGTTACTCCTTTCATAAAATAAATTCTATCATTCTTTTTAGGTGTATATGTTTGTGCTTCAAGTTCAATAAGATTACGAGGAGTATTATATCCTTTATCATCTTGTGCTATTATATTTATATAATGTTCATTTGAATTTTCAAAATCTATATCTGTAAAAGAGTATTTTCCATACTCATCTCTTTCTGTATTCCAATCTAATTGTAAATATGGTATTTTTTTAATATTCATTTTTAATAGTTTAAAAAAGATAGGGAAGATAAATTCCCTATCTTATATTAATTTAGTTATTTATAATTTATTTTACAGTCATTGCTACAACTTTTTGATTTAACATCAGTTTAGAAAATTTTGCTTTATTAGCATTAAGAATTTCTTTAACCATGTAATATCTTAAGTCATCAGTAAATGATTCACAGTCTGTAGTTAATTCTATTAATCTATTGATTAATTTTTGTGAAATTGAACCTTTTTCAGATAACATAACTGAATAGTTTATAATTCTAGTACTAATAATACTAGATATATCTGCTCTAAAATCATCATCTATACCAATGCAAGAATTTAGTGAACCTTTAACGTAATTCCAATCATCATTTTCAAGGATTTGTTTAGGACTAATAATTTTATCTAGTTTATTATTAATAAACATAGCAAATAATGCAGAAGGTTCTACACCAATTGACCCATCACCAATCATATTAATTAGTGGCAATTTTTCCTCAAATTTATCAATAGAACTAATAGAATTAAAGAAAGTAGTAACACTTCTTGGATTAACTTTCTGAGTTACTGTCTCAGGGTTCATTAATAAGAAATTAATACATCTACCATCAATTCCTACATTTTCTGCCCAACGAGCCCAAACATCTACATCAAATTTTAATTCAGTAGAAATAAATCTAGTTCTCTGAGCATCATCAAGAGAAGTTACTTGATAATCTCCATTGTCTGGATTAGTAGTAAGAAGTACATGCCAGTTCTTTGGAAGACTCCAAGAAATATATTCTTGTCTGTCAATTAATTCCATAGTAGCTTGCATGAACCTATGGTCAGCTCTAGTATAATCATCTAATACTAGAAAACCACCTTCACTTTTGCCTTGAATCCATTCAGGTGCAGCATGAGACATTCTTTTATCTACAATTTGATAACCTTTTTTCATAGCAGCATTTACTTGGCTTTCATTAATCCAAGTAGTTTTACCATCTTTGTTTTGTATTTTAAATTCTTTTACAGGAAATCCAACAAGATCACCTAGTTCTTCTATTTGAGATAGATTAATTTTTACAACATCCATTTCTAACTCTTGACCTAATTGCATTATAGCAGAAGTTTTACCTAGACCTGCATCACCTTCAATATTTACAGCAACAGGAATTTTTCCTTCATTTTGAATGTGCTGATTGTTTTTCACCATGTGCTTTAAAAAGCTTTTTAATTCATCAACATTTAGTTGTGTGTTATTGCTCATTTTTCTTTTTTTTTAAAATTCTAATTTAATTTGTTTTCCTGGTAATCTATCATTATAACTGGATCTCTCCGATAATACCCATAGAATTGGTTTCCTGGGTTTTATATCTGTCCATGCTTCACCATCTGTAAAATAGATTAAGCTTGTAAATTGTCTGTTTTGTTCAAAATGTTCTAATACAGGATCAAAAGAAGTTCCTCCTCTACCTGCAACTTCTAATTCAAATTTTCCATCATATTGTTTGATAGATTGAATTTGAGTGTCACATTGTACAATTGTAATATCAACACCTGCTTTATACAAGTGGTATATTTCATTCATAAACTCTTTTAATTCATCATTACAAACAGAACCTGAAGTATCAATACCAACAAGCATATTTTGTCTCATCTTTACTTTAAGGCCAGGATTATCAGAAAATCTTTTATTTTCTTTTCTTCTAAGTTTTCTAGTAAAGATTTTTGTAGACAAACCTGTAAATCTTCTGATATACTTTTTCCAATTAAATTTAGGTGGTATAATTTCATCTAATTTGATTATACCTTCAATTTCCCCTGGTATATACCCTCTCTTTTTAATAGTCTGTTCTTTAGCTTCAGTAAGAACTCTTTGAATTTGTTTTTCAATCAGTTTCTTTTCAGCATCAGGCATGTTTTCAAACTCATCCCATTGATGATTTGGAATATTAACATCTTTAATATTTCCATCTGCATCTAGAGTAACTGTTATTTGTCCACCTTCCATTCCATCAAGAAGTTTATCCATATTCTTATCTCCACAAGTACCATTCTGTTTTTTATCTTCTTGAGCTTGTTTAAGCTTATCATAATAATATCTACAACCAGCTCTCCTATCTAAATTAAGATCAGGATAATCATCTATATCTATACCACCTTTAGGTAACCAATCATTACTTATATATTGATTAATTTCCATATCCATTGCAATGTTGGCCATCTTTTTATCACTAAACATAGTGAATGTTGTAAGATGCTGAAATGCAATATGAAGTAATTCATGCTTTAGTAGTCCTAGTCTATGATCTTCTGATAGATTAGTCCAGAATTTCTCATTGAGCATCAATTGAAAATTGATGCCATTTTTACATACACCTGCAGTTGGAAGTTTATCACTCCAAGATTTGTGTAACATTATTAAAAAGAAACCATAATAAGGTTCCTTTAACATCAAGTCTTTTGATGTTTTACTTAGTGAATCTTGTCTATTCATTGTATTATTTTTATTTGGATTTCTTTAAATTTAAAATCAAGAGCTTTAAACATTCTCTTTTTTTCATTAATAATTTCTTCAATTATTAATTCTGCTATCCATGGTTTTTTAATACGGGCATTTGGACCTATTAAATGTCCTAACCATCTTTCTTTATATTTTAAATCTTGTTTACTCATTGTAAGAGATCCTTTAGGTCTGTATTTAGTACATATATTACGAAACATTTTGGTAATTTCAGGTTTTACTGTAGCCCAATCTTCTAGATGTGGTTTACCATATACCCATAAGAATAATAGTTCTTCTTTATATATAACCTCCACAATATTTGGAGGTCCTAGATTTACAATTGCTTGCATAGCCATGTAATGATTATCTTCATCATTAGACTGCATCATATTTAATAAGTTTCTTAAAATTTTTTTATTCATACTTTTCCTTTATAGAATCTACCTAAAATATTTTTATTTAAGAATTCATCTTGTTTTAAAACATTATTTAGAAATTGAAATCTAGTTTCTTCATAGGTAAGTTCTGATTTTGTAAAACAAATTTTTAAAATTCTTCTATTTATACAAATTCCTTCTTTGTAGGCTTTTTTTATTTCTTCATTACTGCTAAAATAATTTATATATGAAAGTTTTTTAATCATTTCATATTTTTTAATTCTTTTATCAGTTATAGCAGCTAAAGCTTTTTTACCAAATTTCTTTTTTCTGTTTGAATAGAAATTTTTTTTACCTATATATTTATATTCTTTACCATTTTTAGTAAATTTCATTAGATAAACAAAACCTATAGCTTTTTTTGGAATATCCTTTTCTTTAAAGAATTTAGGTTTATCCAGAATACTTGTTTGAATCCACCAATCCATTGATTGTTTCATATTAAATTTTTTAATAAAGGCAATAAGGTATTTCTTGTTTTAGTAAGACCATGTGCTTTAATAGAATCAGATAAATCTTTTTCCATATTTAATATTACATAATCAAAATTATATTTTTCTTTATATTTTTTCATTGATTTAATACCTGGTTCATCATTATCAAATAAAACAAATATTTTTTCATATTTAGTTATAATTTTAGATAGTAAATGTTCTGGTATTAAAGTATTTTCACTATCTGGAGCAATTGATTCTGCATCATTTAATTTAAGTCTAGCAAACGTCATTAAATCTTTAAGTGAAGAAGTTATTACAAGATATTTTTTATCAAAATTAAGTTGGTCAGAACCTTGAATATAATTTTTAACTTTTATAAATTTTTTATCAGAAACTTTAGGTTGATAAATTTTATATAATGAACCATCACTTTTAAAATATCCATATAAGCTTAAACCTTTTATAGTAATTGAACTTTCTTTACCTTCATTATCTTCTTTTGTCATTTTATAGTACTGCAATGGGGCCACATTATACTTCTCTAATAATCTAGAACCAATATCAAATTTTGTCCAATATTTTTGATCAATTGTTGTCCAATGTCTTATTTCATAATCAGTTACTTTATATCTACTATGAGATTTGTATTGTTGTATTGGATTACAATCATTATTTAATACATATTGATTATAATCTTCTATAAGTTTCATAGCAGCTTGTCCACGAGTTTTAAAATCACAGAAAACTTTTACCAATTCAACTGAATCTCCACCTAAACCTGAAGAAAAATCTTTGAATTTATATCTATTTACAGTAGTGTCAAAATAAATACACATTGAAGGTATTTTTTCTCTAGTGTTAATTATAGATTTAATTTTTACATCTTGACCATTGAGTTGATCAGATAATCCTAAATAGTATTCAAAAGGCCAGCCTGCGGGTACATCTTTTAAATCAGAAATTAAATTTTTTGTTGAAATCATAAATTATATTTTAGATAATAAAAAGGGTAAATTACAATAATCTACCCTTTAATAATAAATCAAAAAAATTAAAGACTAGTCATCTAAATTGAAATCAGAACTTGTCTTCATGGGAATTGATAAATCATCATCATTACCAAAAGATTCAACAGGTTTGTTTTCAATCTTTCTTAAATGTTTTGATTCATCATATGTAAGCATAGTTTCTGCATTTGATGCATAACCATATTTTCTATTTTGAGCTTTGGCGAACCAGCAATCATATGCAATATAACCTGATTTGTTTTCATATTCTTTACCTGCTATACAAGTATGTAGATATTTATCTTGATAAGGAGCTGTTTCATTAAAAGCTTTTACAAAATCTTCAATAGTTTCATGTTGGTTATCTTGTTCAGTAAACCAATCAGTAATACCTAAAGCTGCAGAAAAATTCTTTAACCATATTAAAAGAGATCTATCTCTTTCAATTTTAATTCCTGATTTTGTTTCTCCATCAGCAAATGCATATTGACTTGCTTTTATTCTTCCTATTTGTCCTTCATATCTACCTTTACTTTCATCATCTCTATCTTTCATAAAACCTTCAAAACCTTCAATTGGTTTAGTTTCCATTTCTAATATTAAATGATAAGCTCCTTCAATAAACCTAAATTCATCTAATCTTACACTATTAATTTTTAATTCATGATTACCTGGAGAAATTGTTTTAGGCATTCCACTGCCACTACCTGCTGTAGTCAAATCTGTTGTACTTAAAGCCATTTGATTCTTTTTTTTTAATATTAATAATTAATTTTACTTGTAAATTTTATTCCAGTGAGTTTTTATCTCACCTTTTTCATTCATTTCAGAAATTACTATTTCTTCATTTCTTAAGTGATCTGGTCTAGCACCACATGTTACACCATCATTGTTTTTGAAATTGATAATTGTTTTATCTCCTTTTCTATACATGTAACCAATAGCATCTGAGTTAGCACAAATTAATGATTTTATTTTTCCTGTAAGGTCAATATTAGCAGCCATCACCATTTCTCCTTTATCATCTACAACTTTATCTTTGATGTGTCCTGATAAGATAATATGGGGAGCTAATGTATCAATAAAATCTAAAACTTGAAAAAATGCTTGCCTAATATACAAATATCCTGCACCATTTGCTAAAGTTATTACATTATTTCCATCATAATTTTTACCCATAGGTGTTTTTTTGTATAATTTTACTGCTAATGGCATAACCATTTCTTCTAATGCAGTTACAGTATCTATGGTAACATAATCATAAGGTTTATCTGCGTCTTTAATTGCTTTTCCAGCATCTAAAAGATCTTGAAGATTGTTAATTTTCATCTTTAATGCTTCAACATATTCAGATCCATTTTCTAAATCTAATATAAGATTATTTTGTAATCCTGCATATGCTGTTGTTTTACCTGTTTTAGGTTTACTATAAATAATTAATCTTTTAGGATTAACTCTTTCTATTTTAACTTTTGTTGTTGGAAGTACTATACTCATTTTATTTTCTTTTCTATATTTTCTAATGCTGATGCTATTCTATCTAGAGTATTTAACCAATCTGGAAAGTTTTTCATTTCTTTTTTGATTTCAGGTTTCTGTTTTAAACCTATATCTAAATATTCTTTTGCAAAATTTGGAAATTCTCCTTCTTGTGATTCTATTTTTGGATTTTTTACTTGTTCTTGATATTCATTATAAGGTATTTCTTTGCCATCTATTGTTATAGCAACAAGTTCTTCTATTGGAATAACGTATACTTCATAATCATTACCTGACTTACTAGTCTTTTGTTCTAAAGGATATTCTTCTTTGTAAAAAGGATTATGCTTTAGTTTATATAAGGTATGTGTAGGATCTTCTGATATTCCTTGAAAATCACTAAGTTCTGTATAGATATCTTTTCCATATTTTAATTCATTTGGAAAAAATTGTACTTTAAGTTCTTCTCCTGGAGGAGCCCATGCAGATTTAGCAATAAAAAAAGGATCTGTGATGCCTAATTTACTAAAGGTTGACAAATGAGTTGCCATGAGAATTTTTGTGTTCTCTTGTCTTGTAGTCATATTTTAATTTTATTTGATTGTGTGTTACTTGGTGTAGACATTTCTACTATTTTTATAATATCTCTATCTAATTTAAAAAAGCTCATTCTTGTATCTCCATTTCTACATTTTAAGAAATGAAATACTAAAGTATCTGGATCAGTAATTTGAAATCTTTCAGGCCCATAATATCTAATTTTTCTAGCTGCAGGTTTATTAATGCCTAATACTATGTCAGCATGTTGTAATAATGCATCTGCTCCAAATAAATCAGAGTCTAAAACATAATTACCATATGAACCTTCCATAGCTCTTTTTGGATCATCAATATTTCTATTTAATTGACTTAAAATTACAAATGATAGAGGATAGCTTCTTTTCATAAAAGTTAAGGCTTCTCCAAGATTATATAACATTTCAAATCTATCTTTTTCATGCCTATCTCTTTTAAATAAAGCTGAATGATCTACTGTTACTAATAATTTTGGATATATTTTTTTATCATTTTTTACTTTAACATTTTGTTCAAAATGATAATGAATACTTGCACAGAATTCATTAACAGTACAAGGTCTATAAATAGAAAATACTCTATTATTTTTACTTAATGTACTTGTATATTGTCTACATTTATTATAAATTTCTTCTTCAAGAGGTTCATACTTACTATGTAAAATTCCATAATCTTTTTGAGTTATAGCTGAAAATGCTCTCATACCAAGAGTTTTTTCAGGCATTTCAAATTGAAATTGTAATACTTGAAAATCTTGATCTGTGTTAAGAGCAATTATTTCAGTTACAAGTTGTTCCATAAACAAAGTTTTACCTACACCAGGTCTAGCCCCAACAACAGTTAGGGTATTCCATTCTAAACCATTTAGTGTAGCATCATTAAACTTTGGCCATGCTGTTTTAAGACTTTGGATTCTACCTTCCATTCTTCCTCTCATTTCTAAGAGGGCTTTTTCATAAGCACGAACTTTACTAATAGCCCGTAAAGGCTTTGCATTATTAAATTGTTCCAAATTATACTATTTTTTCTCTGAAAATGTCTTCTTCATTAGAGTCATGTTCATTTAACATATCACAATAAGTAGCCAAATCTGATTCAAATGATTTATCTATATTTTGTTTTCTAATAAAGTATTGGGAGGTTCTCATGTAGTCATAATTTTTTATTTTATATTCTTCTATGTATTTTTGAGTTGCCTGTAATATTGTTTTCCAATCATATTCATAAGTACTAAAAAACCATCTAAAACCTGCTTCCAAATTTTTTATATTAGTTCTTGCATACTTACCACTTCCGAGTTTTTTAGATGGAAATAAATTATTATATTTTTTGATACATGTATCAAAACTATCTCCCATTAAATCTTTAGAAGTTTTCTTTTTTTTCTTTCTAAAATAAGAGTTTAATTCATCAATAAATATAATACTTTTTTGTGAAAGAGACAAGTCTTCTTCTAACCAATTATCAGCTTGTAATCTTTTGATTTCTAAGTTACTATTGATTAATTTTTGTATTGAAATTTTGTTTTTCATACAATATAATACATATAAAGAATTAGGTGTAATTTTTTCTTTTACTAATTTATTAAATATTTCATCCATTTTACCAAATTATTTTTTCGCCATATAAGTTATACATAATATTATTAATATTATTAAAAATATTTGCACAATCCCATTCAGAATTATCTAAATAAGCTGTAGATGCAGGATGGCTAATTGAAAATTTATAATTCATATCATGAATCAAATCTTTCCAATCTTGAGCTTGTTTACCTATATAAACATATATTAATCCTGTATGTGCAAAACTAAGATGATCAAATAAATAAGCTAAAAAAGGTTTCCATATTGGATAATGTTGTCCTGTTTTACTTACAGTAGTAGTTAATGCAGTATTTAACATTAATATTCCTTGATTTGACCATCTACTTAAATCTGGATTATGGGATTGACCCACTCCATCATATACAGTTCTGTTAACTGCATTTAATAAATATCTAAGTTGAGAATGTTGTTCCATTGTATTACTGCAACTAAATGCTATTCCGTCAGCTACACCAAGTTCTGGATAAGGATCTTGTCCTATTATTACAATTTTTAGTTTATTATAGGGGCATTCTTCAAATGCTTTAAATAATTGACTAAGTTTAGGAGTAAATCTTTTACCATCTTTTGATAAAAGTATTAATTGTTTAAGGATATTATCAAAATCATCACTAAATATAAAAGATTTAAGAATTTTATTCCAACCTGATGGTTCTAGTTTTTTAAATAATTTTTGTTTAATATCTTCAATATCTATAGTTTTTGTCATATTTTATGTATATTTGATAAAAAGTAAATAATGGAAAAAAAAGTTGTTAAAGAATTAAAAGATGATGCAATGTTAGACATCAAAGTAAATAAAACTTATTACTTAATGTGTAAAGCTGCATTATTTACCACCTTAAATAATATATATTCTACTGAAAAACATGGTTCTCCTGATGATTTTGTAAAAAGTATTGTATCTAAAAAATATGAAGATCTAGATGATTCTCAAAGAACTTTTTATACATTAACATTATTAGTAGGTGAAATTGAAAAACAAGCTCTTGAAAATGATGCTTTTGTAGAAAAAGAAATTGATCCTAAAGAGATAAAAAAAGAATTAGAAAAGGTTGAAAAATCTAATGAAGATTAATTCCATAAAATTCTCCTATTTCTATACAAGTTTGTATAGCACTACTTAATTCTTCTTTAGAACAATCAGCAAAAGATTTAATATTATTATTTATTATTAATCCTGATTTACCTTTTACCAATGTTTTCATATCATCAAAGCTATAACCAATGTCATTAGCTAATTCACGAATACATTTATGTATTTTTGCAATCTGTGCAGTACTTCCTTTAGAATCAGAAATAGACATAAATACTTCTATTTCTTGACCCTCTGGAAGTCCTTTAATAAATATTCCTAAAGCAGTATCATATTCTTTAGTATATATTAATTGGCCATCTTTAAGTTTTAATTTCCCTGAAAACATATATTAATTTTTTTAAAAGTGTTTCATCTTTAATTACAAAATCCATATCATCATTAAAGACAGTCCAATCATTATAATTTTCAACTTCATCATCTCCAGAACTAAAAAGTATAAAATTTTTTGTTAGTTCTAATAAATAATAGTAATAATCATATCCATTTTGACTTTCTGCATCTGTTATAATTTGTTTTTCAAATCCTAAATTTATTAGTTCTTCTTCAGTCATTTGTTTCTAATTTTTTCTTATTATTCCATATTGTTGCATTTACAATTTCAGAATCATAATCATGTAATACTTCACTATAATTACGTATAGTTTTTATTTTTGTATGAGTAAACTCACCTAATTTTTTAATTCTTTCTTTTCTATAAAATTGAATTACTTGGGAAGCTACAAATAAATTTTCTTTATCTGAAGATTCCATTAGTTTAATACAGTTGTTAATATTATTTTCATCCATAAATCCAAGATATTTTAATAAATGCAATTCAGCAAGAAATACAAATGGTTTATATGAATTTTTTTTAGTTCCTTTTGTATACATAAACCATAAATAATTAATATTATTATTTTTATTTAAAGCTGATGTAATTTCAAAGTGTTCTTTACAAATTTTTTTTACTAAATTTATAATTCTTTTTTCCATATTTTTAATATTATTCTAATTCTTGCTCCTAAAATAGCATCATTGGGTGTATCTTGAGCAATTTCATCTAAACTATTTATGAAAGCTGTAGGAGTATATTTATTAATCAGTATTGCTTTTGTTGCTTTTTGAGCTCTTGCTTCTACTTTTTGATATTCTTTAAAATCTTTAAATGTACATTTCTTTTTTTTCATATTTTATTTCTTTTTGCTAATAGATATTGAATATATAAATCTTTATCAAAATTATCCCAATATTCCATCCAGTCAACAATATTACTCGCCATCCTTGTTTGTTTTAAATAAATTAGCTAACCTTTTTGGTATTACTTTATGTATATTACATTTTTCACAACATCTTCCTTTAGCTAAAGGTTCTGCATTATGTCCATATGCACCTCTAATTGATTTTTTACAAAGAACACATAATTTTTCTGTTTCTTTACTCATCTTTGTTTTAGTTTAAACTTTGTTTTTTATTACCTCTTTGAATACAAACTTTAGATTAGTCTTAGTAGTTTTATCATCCCACTTGAACCATTCTTTTACTGCATCATAGCATTGATAATAACCTAATGTATTAATGAATATTATTGTTTGTGTAATTTCTTT